TTACCAACTTTTCGCACCGTCCAGGGCATTTAATCTTCCTCCTCTTCTTCCTTCTTCTCCTCTTTATTGTTCTCCTTGTCCTTCTCTTCGTCTTCTTCGTCTTCTTTCTCCTCTCTCTCTAACTTCGCTTTACGCCCGCCCCTCTTTCTGTCCATTCTCTCTGAATTTCTAACTGCCAAAACAATCTGTTGATAATACAGCGGGTCTTTTTTCAAATGATCCATAACCATCTTTTTAATAATTTTAATAATTTCCTGATCCCCGCCAAAAGTTTTAGCGTGTTCCTGTTCCACCTCCACCCCCCGTTTCAGTTCTGAAGGGATGATTTTTAGTTTTCCGTTTCGCTTAACAATTCTCATATCTTGATTATAAACTATAAAATTCCTGGGCCAACCGCCGAGGGCGTTAGTGGCTCAGTAGGAACTTGGGTAGTGTCGGTCACGGTTGGATTCACGGACGGACTGGATGGAACTGCGGGGGGTTGAACTCCTCCCACAGGGATAGCGCCAAGCTGGTTCACCAAGCTAGAAGTAATACTCTTGTCCGATAAATACTTCAAAATATAAGTAGCAGGATTGCCAGTGAAATCCATCAGTTTTGCCGCCCGCCCTTTGGGATCATCCACGCCCATATCTTCGTAGAAAGAAAGAGGATCGATGAGCTGGAGTTTCGCCATGTCCATTGCATTTCTTTGAGCCTTGAGCTTATCGGTACTTGAGGATTTTATCGTTACTTCCATGCCATCCTCGACCATATCTCGGTTGAGCGCTAAAAACACTGGCTGGGATTTCTCTCCTAAAAGCTTGCGCAGATGATTTTCTGTGTAGCGGAGCTTAATAAATTGCATCGACCATTGAGCCATCCATTCGCAGGCCGCGTTGATGGTTTCCTCTACAAGGTCGTCAGCCCTTGTGTAATCTGCCTCGCGGGCAATTTGGTTATTCGTCGCCACTTCCGACTGTACTTCGCCGCGAACAGCAGTGGCCCCAGCCACGGCGTACATCCGAGCCCGGGTATCGTTTAAGTCCTTAAATGTCGCGGCGTCGGGCCTTTCTGGGCGTATTTCTGTATGGACATTATTGACATTCCCCTCCACTAGGAGATGTTGTCGCGGATCGTCTAGGTCCATCCCCTCTAGGTCTTCCGCTTTCATCCCAGAGTCTTTAGAAAGAATATGCTTGACCCTAGTAAGAAGAGCGTCCGTAATTTGCTTTCCCCTTCTATCCATATTTTCCTGATTGCGGATGTTTTGCTCCAAACGGGAAGTCTCGTCATAAGCGATTTTTCTCCATTGATCGTAGCCGAAAAAGAAGAATGGCTTGCGGGGACAATCGAAATAATTGTGATAGGTCCTTTCTTTTGTTGCGCCAGTCGGGGACAGTCCCCACAGGGCCATAGCTCTCAATTCTTCAGTTTCTATTTCTTTCCTAGTGGATTTATTTCCCGACTCTTCATATCTAAACCACTTTTCCTCACCTTCATAATCAAAATTCGGATTACGGATTTTTTTGAGAATAAGGGTCTTGTATTTCCACATTACTCCAGAAACTTTCTGCCAATCCTTTTCCTCGCCCCGTTTATACCAATCAAACCAAATTTCACGAATTTTAATCTCCGTTGCAAGGTCTTTAGTTGTCGGCTCTTGACCTTCTACCCCGACATTGATGCCATCCTTTCTCAATTCCTCAAATAATTTCTCCTTCTTGTCGGGAAATCTCATTACTGCCTGCTGAACGGTTAAGGAGATAAGGTGAGAAATCCATCCCATATCGTCAGCACAATTGGAAATGGAAAATTGGTCTACATCGACATTGTCCGGGTGGACAACTTCAAAAACATAGTCGTCTCTCTCATAGTCCCATCTCGCCTTGAGAATGCCCGTAAAATAAACAGGCAAGTGTTTGAACCCGATCGCTAGAGCAGTCCTGGCCTCGCGCTTCCGCAAGTCATTATCCACCACTTTCGTTAAGTCTTCGGCGACAGTTTTGCTTTCCGGCCTATCGCTTCCAGGGATAACGCTCATATCTGGCAAGCGATTCATCGCCAAGGGCTTGATTGAGGACTCTATTTCATAGAGGACATTATCTAAATATCGTGACTCATAAACTTTATACTCGTTTTTCTTCTCCGCCTCTGCCACTTGCCGGCCAAAAAGATATATTTCGTTTTTCCGGCGGCGCTCATAAAGATCGTATTTGTCCGTGAAGAACTTCCGCGCATCCTCAACCTTTCTATCGATAATTTTGGATAATTCCAGGTCGTCAATGTCTAGTTCCAACTCCAAGGGGTCAGCTTGGCCCAAAATCATCTCTTGGGGGACTGTCTCGTTTTCAATAGGGACTTCCTGCAGAAGCTCTTTAGTGTTTCCTGCCTCCATAAGCTAATTATACAACGGAGCTGACGCAATAAACTTTACCACAATGAGAATTTGAACACTTAATAAAAACTGGCAACTCAATGGGCATCGGGCCGGGAAGTATCCAGACTATACACCCCCGATACTGGAGAAGCGGATTCTGGCAATTCGGACAAAAAAACATCTTGAGCTTCAGACCTTCTTTATCTTCTTTGTCCTTGGCAAGAATTACCGAAGTAACTTGTAAATCTTTTACTTGGCCTTTCAGTAAAACCTGCATATAGTTAATTATCTCATGCGCCCGAATCGCTTAGACCAAGCGGTAGCAAACTTGCCAGGGTCGATAGAAACCTGCCGTCCCTCTTTAGTAACAGCGGTATAAATCTGTTTCCCCGGTTTGGGACTTTTCCCAATCCCCCCGACCACAGCATCGATCCATTTGAGTCTCTTTAAGCAATAGCGGATAGCATCCGCGGCATGATCCTCGCCCGTGGTATCTATATCCTCGACCTTGTTTTCATCGTGCACGAGCGATGGCAAGGTTCTGATTGTATTGATGCAATTCTCTGCTATCTGGAAATATGGCAGGCCATCGGGGGCAAGCGAAAACCAATTATGCAAATACTCCCACCCCCCCACTCGATCCTTAGAGGCAGGGTGGATCATCACGAAATCTCTATCCTCGTCCACGAACTGATCCCGGATAGATTTGCTCCCGTCGCTCTGTTTAACGAATATCTGGGTGTCCGCCTGAATCCAAGAGATGTCCTTTAGACTTAGATCGCAACCTTGTAACCTCCTTTTTATAATTTCTCCCCACTCTCTCGGCAACTTGTCTACTCCGTAAGCCTCGGTAAACATTGTGGCCCGATAGAAAGATAATCCTTCAAAATCTACTTTCTTTACTTCTACTCCCACCCAAGCAAAGGGGTCAGTCCTCCCCCAATCCAATCCCCCGACGATGACATTCCGCTTGTCTGGACTATAGCCCTTGATTACATGATGATCCATTCTGAACTCTTTGAAAAACTGGCCGGCGAAAGTCGTCCAATCGCCCAACCTCCATGCCTTCCACAAGTCCACATCCGTCTCTTTTAATCCTTCCAAAAACTGGATATAGCCAGGATCGTTCTCGGATAAAGTGGGGTTGTCGTCTACTGTCGCAGGGACATAAATCCTCGTCCTGCCCGTGACTTTGTCTTGGAAGGGAATGTTCGGCGGGGCAGGATCAACAAATCTCTCTTTTACCCACAAATGCCCCACCCCGCCAGGATTAGTCGTAGCGAATACTTGAGGTTTTATCTCGGGAACGGTAGACCGGCAGGAAGACAGAAGCTGGAGATAGCGCTTTTCCTCCGGTATCTGCGTAAGCTCCTCAATAAGCATCCGTTGGTACTCATGTCCCTGATATTTTGTGTAGGCTTGGTCATCTTTGAGATGGCCGGTTCTAATGATTGCCCCGGAAGGAAACCTGATGACGGCTGGCCGGTAGGCTATTTGCGCCCCCAACCCCGAATAAAACTTGACGGCGCGATCTATCCAATCCGAGAGATCATCGGCGTTTTTACGGATAACTAGGGCCCGATATTGAGGTTTATCTATGTGATCGGTCAGCCAGACAAGGCCAGCATCCGTTTTCCCTCCACCACGCGCCCCGCCATAAAGTACCTCAAACTCTATTCTTTTAAGTGCTTCTTCCTGTTTTGGATGCGGCCGCCAGTCCATTTCATTCTCGATTTTTTTCGGGCTTGTAGATATGCAAGAATCTGTCTATCTGGTCAGGGGGTATCTCGCTCTGGGGCTGCAATGGCCTGCCCTCTAACCTATCCATGACTTCACGAATAGCCGCTAGATCGCCACTAAGAGCCAATTCAAACAATTTAGTAGATAAAGCCTTTTTAATTTCAGGTTTCTCGTCTAGCATTTGTCGCATGATGTCGGTAATAGCATGGCCTTTAGGGGGGCGGCCATTAGGATTACCAGACGATCCCTCTCTAAAGCGTCCCAGTTCATCCCTGTTACTATCCTGTTTTATTGGTTCTTCCATTCATTCTCCTTTCCTATGAATTTGTAATAGCGTTTTCTTATGACATCACAATATTTCTCGGAGAGTTCCATCATATAACAAGTGCGGTTGGTTTGTTCACAAGCTATAAGAGTGGAGCCAGAGCCACCAAATAGGTCTAAAACTATATCATCTTGCTTGCTATATTTTTCAATAAACCAAGAACAAACACCTAAGGCCTTCTGCGTTGGATGTAGTCTTTCTTTTGCATCATTACATCCAAAAAAACTAGAAAATTTATGCCTTACTATTAGTCTTTGATGACGTTGTTTACTCCAACACAATTCAAAAGCAGAACCATACATATTATCAAGACTTTCGTCAACTCTCTTGTCCCAAACAAACCAACTACCA